ATCACATTCATCTCTAAGAAATACTCCCACTTCGTTCTATCGTTATTGCTTAGATTGTCTAAAGTATAATACCATCCCCAATGCTTGACAAAGCCAGGTCTGTTGCTTCCTTCGTTTTCTTCGTCAGATTCTTCATCTGCAATTCCAAAAAGTCGTTTGTACCTTTTATTAATCGCTGATAATTCGACAAAAAAAAACCACTCATACTAAATACCATCGGCATTCTCATGTTCTCCTGGATATACTTTGCTCTGTCACTTACTATCGTATCTTTCTTCTTACCATACCAATTGATCTCCTCACATAACACCGCTAAGAATGTATGCAGGTTATCGTTAATCTTCTCTTTATCCTTTACAAGTTCAGTTAAGTCGATGTACTGGCCTGCTGATACACTACGCATGTTAAGATTGAATCGGAATCGTTTCTTACCGATCCTTACCTTTGAATGTATCTTCTGCTGTTTTGGTTTCTCCTTAATGAATGTTACTTCCATCAGCTTCTCTTTCAGCTTGTTTAAGGGAATCTCATCGGTGTAGTAAGCTATTGACTTATCTGTTAATGTTGCCAGGATACCGATTGACCTTTCGAGATCATCAGTATAATCCTCATCAATCTCTTTGCAGAGATCCTGGTACTGCTTAATGTTTATATCTTTCCATTCCATAACTATAAGTATAAGATTGAATCGATTTGTGCAACTTAAACAATATGATAAATACCGGAATGCTTATTTGTTTTGAGGGAATGGTATCCGATAGCTGTTGCCATTACAGCATCATCATGGAATCCATTAGGTGCTGAGTACCTGACTGATTTAGTCTTAGGATTGTATTCGTATGTGAATAGTTCTAACTCCTTAATGAGCCAGTCTCTATCTAACATCTTTACTTCTTTATTCTGATTCGCTACTACTAACTGCTCAATAATATCCTGCTTACTCTTTGATGTGGTAAGGAATGGTATAATCAAACCACTATCATTCACTCTATCTCTAAGCTGCTCGAAGATAGGATCACCAATACCATTCACCTCAACGAATGTGCTACAGCTAAACTCATTTATTCTTGCTATTACTTTACCGATGATATTTGACCAGGTATCTTTATTCCATCTCTCAATATAATGCATCTCTCCGGTCTCATTGAACACAGACAGAACAGTATAGTCATCTGCTCTACCGATATCGAGACCTGCATACATCCGATTGGTTCTCTCTGACTTGGTGATCAATGTTAGGTCATTGAATAGTCCTGCACCACCATCCACGAACTCAGCCATGTACTCCTGCCTAAAGACATGATCAGGTAATGTTGATCTCGCATCATCTATCTCAGTCGGATTGATTAATGGATTATCATACGATGTCATCTGAAAGGACTTGTACTGACTGTTCTGATTCTCCAGGTTGAATATCTGATGGAAGTGATTCTTACCTTTTGGTGTAGATATTAGTAGAACTTTCTTGCCACGAACAAGAACTGTTGCACGAAGTACCTCAGTCCATGCCTCATTGTCCATGAAAGCAAACTCGTCACATACCAGATAGTCAAAGGTAAACCCACGAATATTATCATACCGCTCAGCACTAAAGAACTCAATAGTACTATTTTTATGCGATGTGAAAGTAAGTTCAGTTCCGTTCTTACTCTTGAATACTTGTGGATTCTCTGCAAAGGCATTCTCTATATCTTTAAATACTTTCTTTGATTGTTTGTAGATTGGACTAACCCATCCTATCTTACAGTTCGGTACATTAAAAAACCAATATAGTACCTGATTGACAGCCAACAAAGATTTGCCGAACTGTCTACCGATAGATAACACATAGTACTTATGATGTCCATTAGCTATCGATTCGTGAATCATCTGCTGATTCTGATGGGGACTGTACAGTTGCACCGAAACTGGCTGTGACATTTGTATTGGTTTGGTTTACTTCTTGCTCTGTCTTATCTTTCCAGTTCTCTTTATCGATGTTTTTCAAGGCGAAGATAGCACCACCAAAGGTAAACGTATCTAACTTGGTCTCGTATGCTATGAGTACACAGTCGATTGCTCTTTTTATTGTGTCGGAAAACTGATTACTTTCTTTTCTCCATCCATTCAGTGTATCCCTATGTATACCTAAGTATAAGCATAATCCTGTAATAGTTATTATCTGCTTCTCAGTAACACAATACTCAAAGTATTCAATACACTTCTCTTCTAATAATTCAGGTGTAGGATAGATGCGAGGTCTCCCTCCATTATTACCTAACTTAAAGTAGTTTATCTTTGGTGCTGCCATTATATTAACTTCCCTATTCCTTTTAACTGATTAACTACATCACTATTATTATCGTAATGTGTACCTATATTTAAACTTAATACCTTTTTAATCTTTGCTTGATTGCTTCCGGTAGCAAATACTCTTCTCAACGGAATACCTAACTCTTTGGCAGTACTTAACATATTAGCTACAAAATGTCTCGCTGATATGATATAGACTATCTTACCTTCTTCTATCTTTCTCTTTGCAAGTTCTTTACCTTTGGCTGTTGATATAGTACCATCGTAATCAAATGAGACCTTATTATCATCAGCAAAGGATTCCTTCTCATTCCATTTAGAATAACAGATTGCAGCAGCTTGTTCCTTGTCAGTCCCTTCATTAATCAGAATCGATATGCAACGAGGAATAAATTCGCTCTCATGTTCTCCCTTACTTGGTGTCGGCATTCTGCTTTAATTTAAGTTTTATCATTGCCATACCTCTTCTTATAAGATTAGGTTTGCATTCTTTACAGATGAACGAAGAACATAACTCACACCATTCACATTCTTTCGGAATGATATTCTGATCCATTATAGCACATACTTTACAGATTGTTATCATGCTACCTTACAGATTGTTATCTTGTTCGTATTGTATTAGTTCAGAATGTCTGTTAAGTAAGAACTGGCTGATGCAGGAGGGACATGATCTGTCTTGACCTCTTACACCATAGTAATCAAATAACCCATCCAATCCTCCTATACATTGTCCTGAAGTAACAAAGAGATTTATAACCCCTCTATACTTTTGACATTCATTGTATTGTTCTTCTGTCATATTATAGTATATTAATTATTGATTTTGTGCAATATTTATGATACAATTGTATAATCTCCGAATCTCTCACCTATCCATTTAGTAATATCTATCTCATTACTTAACGCTGTTGCCCATGCTCCATCTGTCTGAACTTCAACCTTATATTTAAACTTACTAAACAATGGTCTCACTTGATAATCACCTGCACCGATCGGTTCGGTATCATGGATAACTAAGATACCGGATGTATTCTTATAGTTCTCAATAGTTACTTTGCGTTCCTCTCCTGGCGATTGGTCGATGAAGATAACAGATGCTGTCAAATAGTTAGAGTATACTTCGTTCCAATCTTTGATAAGATAGCTTTTGTGATATGAATTAAGGATTTTGTCGAACTTTGATCTCCACTCTTGATTATAATCGAAGGAAGATAGTTCTCGTTTGTACTTAGTAGCATATTCATTTAGTAGAGGTGTAGAACCATATCCCATTCCTAACTCCATGATAGAACCTTCAGTCGATTCCATTGCTTTAAATAATAGAGGATAGTAAGCTAAGTCACCACCACTCGCACAAAATTGTTCTCTCATAATGTTCCGTATATTGATTCGTATAAAGATATAAATTTATTTATTTTATCGGGATGTCTGACATTGTTATTCTCACAATGAGCATCGATTAATTCTCCTTGAATCATTGCCATGCTATTACCTCTATCAATTCGACCATGAGCAAATCCATTCGATTGTCTACCTCGTATCTTATGATCAATGTTATATCTCTTCAGTCGGTCAGTTAGTAATGTCCAGTCATAGTTCCACCATTGCTCCCATTCTTTCGACATTGTTATGTATGAATACTCTGTTGCATCTCGCATCATATCAGCTTCAGTATTGTATGAGCATTTCATTACTTCTTTCCATTTGCTGCCTAACATAGCAGTATATCCCATCGGGAAGTAAGAATAGTCAGTAAGGTCATGACCATAGACAGTTATATTATTACGATCAGGATTCCAATAGTCAGACAATGGGATTAAGTCCATATCGCAGGTCATAATCAAAGCATCCATAGGAAGATAGTTAGCAGCATATAATCTACTCGCCTGTGCTATTGTTTCTGTTCTAAGTTCATTAAGCATTGGTAACTGTACCACAATTGTACCTGGCGAAGAAAGACATAACTGATTAGTATCAACATCATTCGTACACATTACACAAAGATTCCATCCTAACTTATTCCATGCCTTCTCTTGATATGGAGCATAGAAATAGTAATCGGGATTATTGTTTGTCGATATTACAACGTATCGTTTCGTCTGTGATTCTTCCATAAGATATAGTTATTGTTATTGTTTTAAATCCATCTGTAATAGTTAGTAGATGTGCAATGTCTGTGCTATCCTCTAATTCAATAGGGATAACTTGTACTGAGATTCCATCTATATCAATGACTGTTCCGTTCAATAGCATCCGTTTTTAACCCAACTAAATAAGTCAGAATAGTCCTTTTCAATCTCTATTAAGTCCAGGAACTTAT